ATTTGTGTTCCTGTATTTGATACTGCATACAACTTATTTGTATTTTGTATATCAAGGAAAACATTTTCTCCTGGATCTAGGGCATATCCATATGAGGAACCAACTAGTCCAGATGTGTTACCAACATAGATAAAATCAGTATTTGTAGAAAGTGCTTTTATGTTTATACCAGTCAAACATGTAAAGCCACCTGAATCCATTTGTTGTACTGCAGCAGATGTTGGGGACACTCTACCAGTTTTGAATGTTGTTGGTCTACCTACTCCAAGAGCGGTAAAATCTGTACGCAATCCTACTATTTGTCCATAAATTGCGGTTATACCATTTGTTATATCATTATTGGCAATACCTACAGTGTTACCAACAGTTACTGCTACGGCAGTTGCACCAGAAATTCCGGCAACCAAAACAGTCGAAGGAATTGTGGCTGTAAATGTTGCTCCAGTTATGGCAACCTTCAGAGCATCACCACTGGTTCCAATTGACCAGCCAGTTGCACCGACCAATTTAACAAAGATTGAAGTTGCGCCAGATGGGCCATAAGTAGAAATTGAATCAACGGTTGTATATAATCTACCACCAGTAATTTCAATTTGACTTCCTGTAAAAGTTTTTACGTATACAGGTGATCCAGTAGAACCTGTTGCAATAATAGTTCCGCTTATGGGAAGAGGATAACCACCACCAGTACCCTGTACGGTAACAAGCCCGTTGAATCCTGTAATAGAAGCGGTGAGACCACCTGCAACTGTTACTGGGAATGGATTTGCAGAGGAAGTTGTAGTTGCTACCCCCGTAATACCATGTGCCAATTTAAAGATTTGGAAGTGGGCAGTTGTTCCAGAATATTGAGCTACATCTGTAGCTACAGCAGCAGTTAATCCAGCTGTTTCAATAATAATGTTTGGGTCTGTATCTGAGGCCATTTGATATCCTATAAATAGTTCTAGAATATTTAGAAGAGTAAAATGATTGCTTTTATTTGATTATAGTATATTATAGTGTGGAGAAAATATGTATATAGACGATTCAGCTAAAGAAAAATTTTCTGTTAAAGTTTTACAGAGAGTATCTAAAACAAAGTTATCTTTTATGGAATGTGTTTTGGAACTCAGTGGAGAAATGGGATTAGATCCATCTGCCGCAGGAAAACTTTTAACTAAACCTCTTATTGAAAAAATTGAACAAGAGGGTAGAAAGTTAAATATCCTAAAAAGTAAAAAAAGTCCAAGATTGCCAGTTGACTGACTCAATTGGAACGTTATAATTAAAATAGAAAGGCCGAGGTAGATCCTCGGGTAATTAATATGGCAAGTTTTTCAGATTTTAAGAAAAAGAGTAAGAATTCTGTATCCGCACTTAGTGAACGTCTTGATAAGTTGACTTCAAAGGAAAGTTACAAAGATGACAGGCTTTGGAAGCCAGGAATTGATAAGGCAGGCAATGGTTATGCCGTTATTAGATTCCTACCAGAGGTAGCTGGCGAAGATAGTCCATTTGTTTCGGTCTATAGCCACACCTTTAAGGGTAAGGGGGGTTGGTTGTTTGAAAATTGTCCAACTACCACTGGCGACAAGTGTCCTGTTTGTGCAGCAAATACCGAACTATGGAATAGTGGCATCGAAGACGACAAGAACATTGCTCGTCAGCGTAAGCGCAAGCTAACCTACTTTTCCAATATTTTGGTAATTGAAGATCCTGCTAATCCAGAAAATAAGGGAAATGTTTTTCTTTATCAGTACGGAACAAAGATCTTTCAAAAGATTCAAAGCTTAGCACATCCAGAATTTCAAGATGAAGTTGCCGTTGATCCATTCAACTTCTGGACTGGAGCAGATTTTAAGATTAAAATTCGTAATGTCGGTGGTTATGTAAACTATGACCGTAGCGAATTTTCTTCCCCGGCTCCACTCTTTGCTGGAGATGATAAGAAGTTGGAAGAACTTTGGAAGAAGCAATATCCTCTGAAGCCATTTGTTGATAAGAGCCAATTTAAGAGCTTCGATGAACTTAATGAAAGGTTCAAGAAGGCTGTTGGTGATGATATCCGTGCTCAGTTTATTGAAACTAAGAGCATTGAAGATGATATTGAAGAACCCACTATTACAGAAGCAGAGGAAAAAAATCCTCTGCAATACTTCTCCGAAATGGAGAATGATTGAAAAAAGCCCCGCAAGGGGCTTTTTTTATGACCATGTAAATTTTTGTGAAGTTCTAGTCAACTCATCACCAAAATAATGCAGATCACCATTATATGTTGGTCTTGTTTCGGTAAATCCTTTTGGATCTTTTCCCTTATCCATTAGAGCCGAAACTGATTTATATAAGTTTTGTAAAGCAGGGTTTACCGTTCCATTTATTTCACTAATTACACCTGTGAATTCTTTTTTGGTTACAAAATTAGGTTCATTTGGTTTTTCTAAAATATTTGCCGGAGTTACCGTTTTGGGTACATATGTTTCAAAAAATGGTATTTGTTGGAGTAATCTATTAGTTGTATCTGTATCAACTGTTGTTGATGTGGTTGATCTTGGTCTTTCAAACAATTTTAAATCATTACCAAAATCAAATGGTGTATTCAAAGATTGATTTAATAATTCATTTTCGGGTAGATTTGATTCTCCCAATGATGCAACAGCACGTTCCGAATTAGAAGTAAAAACGTCAGGCTCAATTAAATAATTCTGAACAACTTGTTCAACTTTTACATCGTCTGAATTCGAATTTATTAAATCTAGTTTTTCTTTTTCTTCCATTTTTATCTACTGTATTGTCTGTTTAAAGCCATTTCTTGTTGCATTCTTTTTTCTTCTGCCAAAAGATTAATATAAATTTCTCTTTCCCAGAATAACATATTTTCAATATCTTCTAAAGACCATTTGTAATTATTTACCAAAGAAAAGTTTGTTTTATAGTAATCAAATAGATCTAAGAAGTTTGAAGCAATGTAAAAAAATTTAGGGTACCAGACACCTCTCTTTCTCCATCTTTTGCTGGGAGAATTGCATATAGTTCTGGTTGATTTTTTGAAATTTTCTCAATTTCTTTTAAGAAAGAATATGGTAAATTATCAATCAATTGTTTAAATTCATCGCTGATAAAAGTATCTAAATTATACACTTCATTTTTTACAATTATTGATGTAATGTACTTTTTAAATAAAGATAATTCATCATTTAAATCACATTCCAATATTTTCATAATTTTTGGAGTTTTAATTTTTGCATATACACCCTCTTTAATTTGTATATTAACGTCAGTAAGTGTATTTTTTACTTGAATGTTATCTATATTAATTTTAAAAGATTCTTCACCAATTTTAAGATTTAGTTCTTCACCAACACTCTTAGATCTAATCTTTAAATACAAGTACTCAGCATCAGCAAGACATAGATCATCTATATCAACTCCAGAACTGTTTGTTTTTAAAATGTTTACCATTGCCATCAAGCATAGTTTTTTATTTTGTTCTTTTAAAATAATTGATATATTTTTAGAATCTTTTACTTTAAATGGTACAAATTTTACAGTTTTTTGGCTAACTGGTAATACGGTTTCGTAGGTTGGGTTCAACTCTTGAATAATATTTTTCAATTCGTTCATAATTTTAAGGGGTACTTGGGGTTGGTGTTACTTCTTGTTTGAATTCTCTAAAACCAAATGTAACAGCATATTTTAGATATTTATCGACAAATGCCATACTCATTTCAATTGGTTGTGTTTCTACAGGAAAAACTTCAAAAAAAGTTAATGTATTGTTAGTTCCACCATTAGGATTTAAAATTTCAATATTCATTGTACAGTTCTTAACAACTCTATCATAATATGGAGTTACATATGCTCCAAAATATAATGGGCTTGCGGAATTTGCTCTCGGGGATCTATAAAATACATTGAACCAATTATTAAAAAAAGTCAATAAATGTTGATCATTAGTTATTGGAAAAATTAATTGAACACCAAATCCTCCGCTTAAGATATCTTGACTGCGGGGAACAAATCTTCCTTGACCAAATCCCGATAAATTATCTTGAACCGTATTTATTGCTCTTGGACCCAATGCCATGTATTCGGCCTGCACATAACCACCGCTATCGTCCCCTAAAACTACGCCAGATGGCAAACCGCTAAAGGACACTTTAAATCTATTGGCTAATTGTAATCCATTATGGTCAGTAAAATATTGTTTTATTGATGTTATTGGATTAGTTGGTGTTGGCATTTGAGAATATTTCTTTTTCTGTTAGTAACTTAAATTGCATATTGTTCTTTTGGCAAAACGTTTTGGCTGCATTCCATTTTGCATTATTGATAACCCAGATAATTTTTTCTTTTTTAGATGCATTTTCTTTTAAAAAAGTTTGTTTAGCTGGCTTTACTTCTATTAACCAAGTTTGTAAATTATTTCCATTATTGAATTGAACTAAAAAGTCTGGAAAATAATTATGCATTTTCTTGTCAAGAGGATTTAGATATGGAATAACTATTTCCTCGGATGACCATTTTGTTATATTAATATTTTCATCTAAAAATTTACACACTCTTCTTTCCCATAAGGAACGACATACAATATTGGTAGCATCTCCAATATATTTTTTTATATTTTTGGGTTTAAATATTGTTTTGTATGCCATAAAAATATTTAGTTAATTTAAACTAAATAATAATATAATGGTTTACTTACGTCAATACCCCATAGCAAGTTCAAGTTTAACTAGCGAAGTTCCATATTGGTTAGTTTTTTATGCTGCTGATTATTCATTAAGAGCAGAAAACAGAACTCGTATAGGTATAGCCTCCAGAGCTCATTCTAAATTAGTCTTACCATTTCCAAAAGAACCTGGATATTCTTTACGCCATGAATTTGGAGAAGGAACTAATCCAGTTGGTCCAGTTCTTTCTATGGCCGCATTAAATAATTCTGGTGGAGATTTTGAACTTTTGTGGAATAGAATAATTGATCCGGCAAAATTTCAAAATGAATATATGTATGCCACTACTACATATAGAAGATTTTCTAACGTAACAGAAGCCACAATGGTTTCTGAAGCAAGAAGAGAATACAATTTTGAATATATTTTTGTTCCAAAATCTGCAAACGAAAGCATAGAAGTTAGAGATATTGTTGGAACATTTAGAAAATCATCATATCCTGTAGTGGTTGCAGGTTTGCCAGAAAGATCGTATCCACAATCACTTTGGACGTTAAGAGTAGCAAAAGGCACTCCAATTGGAGGTGGAGATTTAGATTTAAACTTGACTGCTGATTGGCTTGGTGAACCAATGCCATTGGTTTTAACTTCCATGGTAGTTAAATATAGTGATGCATCAGATCCCATTGTAAGGACTTTGGCAAATGGTTATTCTTCTGTAACTCTTTTAGGTTTAACGTTTAGAGAGTTTGAAACTGGAACTTTCAAACCTGGTACAGATCAAGGTGCAATGCTACTATCAAAGTCAGAAATTATAGGTATGTAATAATGCATTATTCTCAAAGTTTAGGAAAAATTTTATATACGACCGAACTTGGAACTTTTAATGTTAGTGATTTAACTTCGTATTTTATTTTAGAAAATACAAAATTAAGTGCTGCAAATGTTGACGTATCTTCAAATACTACTTTATTGGAATTATCTAATACAGTTTATTCTGATGTAAATCTTTTTTGGTATTTTTTATATGCCAATAACTCAATAAATCCATTTAATTTATTTGACACCGATACGGCAGATTTACTAAGTGAATATAGTACAAATACACAAATAAATTCAACAACACTTAGTGACGGGTATGATGTAATAGTTCCAGAAGGATCATTAATTTTACCTTGGGTAGCCAATTCTGGTGATACTTATAGTTATGGCTCTACTGGAAATTTTAGTCTAACTGGTGGATTTGGATTCATAAAGGAATTTAATCCATTTACAAAGGTAGCTACAATTATTCAACCAATTGGTGGTGTCACATTTGCCGTAAATCAAAAAGTAAATTATCTTGTAAATGGTGATACTTATAGTTCTATTGGATCTTATGGTGGTGAAACCAGATCAATTCAATATGTGCAAACTCAATTAGAAGCAACAAAAGAAATTAAATATGAAATTTATGGAAATTTACAAGTATTTGGTATGATGGAAGATGATTTGCCCATAACCGAAAAAACTGATAATTTTGGATTTACTGGTGCAACCAGTGCCATAAGTTATCAGCAATATGCACAAAACAAAAATACAAATATTCAATATTATTTACCATATACTTCAAAGTCGTTTCCATTTACAAAAATTACACAAAATTATATTGTCTAATATATGCCATACTATACACCTCTAGATTCTCCAATAAAATCAATTTTTCTTGGTGGTATTAATATAATACCACAAAATGATCTTTGTCGTTTTGAAAAAATTGAATTTACTGAAAGCGTATT